ATCAACTGGGGTGCATTCCGTAATCCGGAAGATATGCGTCGTGCTTGTCGCATCTTGCATCGCAGCCTAAACAACATCTTAGACTATCAAGACTTCTTGAGTATCCAAAGTAAACTAAGCAATGATGAAATTCGTCCACTGGGCATAGGCATCACCAACTTGGCCTACTGGCATGCCAAACGTAGCCTCCAGTACGGCGATGCAGATGCATTAGCTGAAGTTAAATCTTGGATGGAACATCAAGCTTTCTATCTAACAGAAGCCAGTGTAGAGCTGGCAGAAGAACGTGGCAAGTGCTTGGGCAGTGATCAAACACGCTACGGACAAGGTAAGTTCCCTTGGGAACTACGTGCTGCTGGTGTCAATGAACTTACAGACTTTACAGCAGAACTTCCTTGGGAACCGCTGCGTGAACGCATGATTAAATCAGGAGTACGTAATGCTACGCAAATGGCCATTGCACCTGTTGAATCCAGCTCAGTTGTTATCAACAGTACCAACGGTATCGAATTTCCCATGAGCCTGATTACTGTTAAAGAATCAAAAGCTGGATCCTTGGTACAGGTTGTTCCAGAATATCAAAAGCTAAAGAATCGGTATCAGCTGATGTGGGAACAGAAGGACTGTGATGGCTACTTAAAGACTGCGGCTGTACTTGCAGCTTATGTTGATCAAAGTATCAGTACCAATACATTCTATAATCCTGCACACTTTCCTGACCGTAAAGTACCGACAACCCTAATTGCCAAGAATTTGATGCAGGCACACCAATGGGGTATCAAAACCTTCTACTACAGCCTGATCAACAAACAAGGTAGCAAGGCTGTACCAGAAGACACACCCAGAACAACTGAAGAACAAAAGATGTGGAATAACTTAAAGACTCCGGTACTACCAGACCACGAGCTCGATGATGACTGTGAGGCTTGTAAACTATAATGGGAAAAATTAGTCCAGGCCGTAGAGGTCTTAGAAATCAAAAAGACGCTGCTAAAAAATCAGTAAAGGAACAAATGATTAAAGAAGCCAATGCAAGGCATGATGCCGAACATGGAATTAATGCAACTTCTCAAGATTTTTATGCACAGTATATTCAAGGAACAGGTTTAAGACAATCAACATGAGCTATATTGTAGGATCTCTACCACCTGTCAAATGCTTTGTTAAAAGAGAGTTTCTCTATAACTTTGAACAAGGCCACGGAGAATTAGAACCTGCAATATGGGTCAGTCTCAAAGCTCTGCGCGGCCAGGTGTTTCGCATTGAATCATTATTGCCCAATTACGGGGCACTGTACGATAAACTGCCCATCCATGCTTATGTGTGGCAAGAGAACTACACAGGCAACCTGCCCATAGATACCTTGCAACTCTGGGACTGCATGGGATATCGTTTTACTATCATTGAAAAAATAGGCCTGCGTAATCTTGGTGTCAAGTTCTTGGGCAAAGACAAGGAATGGCATCACGGCACTTACTTGTTCACTGTGGACTTCTGTGCCGACGGAATGGATGTAGACACCGGCTTCACTGAGGTCGCAGAAGAGCACAAGAGCTTTAATTTTATACGGTTAGAGAACGGTCAGTTTGCTTGTCAACCCAACAATCGATGTTTGTGGTACGATCAAAGTTTGATTTCTGATGATGTCAAATTTCCAGACTTCCGAGCTGCACAGACCATATTCACAGTGGATGGCACACGCAAATGGACCGCAGGTGATGATTGGTTTTATACCATTGAAGAAAAGAATGAATAACAGGAAATTATGTCAAAACAACAATACAACTTATCAACAAAAACAGATTACTTGAATCGCAAGATGTTTCTGGATCCAGCAGGCCCAGTCACTATCCAACGCTTTGAAGAAGTCAAGTACAACAAGGTTGCCAACTTTGAAACTACAGCACGTGGATTCTTTTGGGTACCGGAAGAGATCAGCCTTACCAAAGATGCAGCAGATTTCAAAGATGCCAGTGATGCTGTCAAGCATATCTTTACCAGCAACCTGCTGCGTCAAACAGCTCTTGACAGTTTACAAGGTCGCGGTCCAGCACAAGTATTCACACCTTGTGTGAGCCTGCCAGAACTGGAAGCCTTAATGTATAACTGGAGCTTCTTTGAAACCAATATTCACAGTCGCAGCTACAGTCACATTATCCGCAACATCTACAATGTGCCCAAGGATGTGTTCAACACAATCCACGACACTGAAGAGATTGTTGGTATGGCAAGCAGCGTAGGCCGGTACTATGACGCACTGCACAAGATCAATTGCTATAAAGAAATTGATCCGCAAATGGCTGGCGAAGAAGCACACATCAAAGCAATTTGGTTGGCCTTACATGCCAGCTATGCCTTAGAAGCATTCCGTTTTATGGTCAGCTTTGCTACAAGTTTGGCCATGGTAGAGAACCGTATCTTTATCGGCAACGGCAACATTATCAGTTTAATTCTGCAAGATGAATTGCTGCACAAAGGTTGGACAGCGTTCTTGATCAATCAAGTGGTCAAAGAAGATTCACGCTTTGCTGAAATTAAAACGGAATGTGAAGCCGAAGTATACGAGATTTATCGAGATGTTATCCGTGAAGAAAAAGAATGGGCTACCTACTTGTTTAAGAAAGGTCCTGTGATTGGTCTCAACGCCAATATCTTAATGGACTTTGTAGACTATACAGCAGTAGATGCATTAAAACAAATTGGTATCAAGTATCAGGCCACAGCACCACGAACCACACCTATTCCTTGGTTCAACAAGCATACAGATATCAGTAAGAAGCAGTCGGCATTACAAGAAACAGAATCAACAAACTATGTTATCGGCGTAATGAGTGACGATCTTGACTATGATCAATTGCCTAACTTATAATCATGCCAGTTGAACAAGAATTTGTTTATAAGACACAGGATGGCCAACCGGCTATGACACTACATCATTGGATAGACACCCTGCCAATGAACGAGCAAGCACAATTTCGTGCTGCTGAATTGCGACAATTTGACCTAAGAGATCAAGCCGTTGCTCGCGGTGATCTTGTGGTAGTTGAGGGCACTGGCAATATAAATGACAGAGTGTATGTTTGGAAAGACGAAGCCACAGCAGCACAAGGAAAAGGAACTGACCCTGAGTGGTTGGCCTTCTTCGCAAGGTATCAAAAGGAAAACGGTATCACATTTGAGGTAGTAAATAAATCCGTTTGATATTGACACGCTGCAAAAAATCCTTTATAATTTACAATAGGAAATAATATGAAACTAACAATCTATACAAAGGACGACTGTCCGTTTTGCGATCAGGCAAAAGCACTATTAGAAAGTCGAGGCATTGAATATACCACAGTAAATGTAGGTGTTCTCACAGAAGCTCGTGACTATCTGGTTGAACAAGGCTTGCGTAGCGTACCACAGATTTTCAATGGCACAACACTAATTCCGGGCGGCTATCAGGGTCTGGCTGCCAAACCAGAAGAATTTTGGACCCAACTTAAAGGATAACAATGAACGAAGGCGAAATCAATACAATCAAACTTACTTCTGGTGAAGAAGTTGTGGCAAAAATTATGAATATTGAGGATGGCATGATGGTTATTAAACAACCAGTCAGCATTGGGCCTAACCCACAGGGCGGCCCTCCAATGCTGATGCCTAGTATGTTTACTGCCGAAATGAATAAAGATGTAATCTTGTATGCGTCGGCAATCTCTATGGTAGCCCCAACCAGAGAAGATGTCAAAGTCGCTTACATTAAAGCAACAACCGGCATCGATGTGCCGGCCAAGAAATCAATTATTACAGGTTAAGGCTTGGTGAATAAGAAGAATAATCTATCTTGATCCTGTTTTAGTGTTTCAAGTGTTAGATCAAACTTCTTAGCAAACTCGTAAGCAATTTCAAAGGACCATGGAAAAATTTCAACCCATGGTCCATTTTTATGACTGTGCCCGGGATTGACACGCATCCATAACCGACCACCAGGTGCCAACAGATTCACAGTGGCACCAAATCTTTCTTCAATATCCTCACGGCTATTAAAGTTGATAGATCCCAGTGCAATAATATGATCGTGTGAGTTGGGTTCTACTCGATAGTCCAAGATATCTACTTGGAAATCAGCACAGTTATTATAAGGATCAATGCCTACCAAGTTAGGTATACGCCCTTTAAATGGGTTATATCCGCAGCCTACATCTAATACCTTTTTGGGATCAGCACGGCAAATTTCTTCTGCAATACGATAACCAGTCCATTGATACTGCTCAGTGCGCGGCTTCCATACTTCCCCAAAAAACCATGCCAAGTAGCGTTGATCAGTGCGTTCTACCAGATCGCCGATTGTTCCGTCTAACTCGATGGGTACACCAAATGTGGATTCAAGTTTCTGAATAAACTTTTTCTTGCGTGCCGGAGTCCAAGGAAAGTCATCAAAACAAGCATCTGTTTTGATTTTATGCTTAACATACTCGTACTTGTCAATATTGAAGGCTTCTTGCAATTTTTCTTCAATACACTTTAAAATTTTACTATTCATTAGTTTTTTCTCTAAAAAGGTAAATAAATGTACAAAGATGCAAAAAATTTTGTCGTCTTTGTTCTAATCAACTATATATCATTATATTTTCACAAGGAACAAAAAATGAAACGCATTATCACTGCAATCTTGTTGACTATGCTAGCCAACGGATCTGTGTTAGCATGGGAACCAACAAAGCCAGTCACTGTTGTAATTGGCAATCCTACAGGTGCCGGTAACGAACTGGCATTTAGAAAACTAGCCAGCATTGTTGAAAAACAAAACCCAAAAATTAATTTTGTTATTCAAAATCAACCTGGTGCAGATAGTGTAATTGCAATGAACAGTTTTGTCAAAGCTGTCCCGGATGGATATACAATTGCACTTCCCAGTCATATGAGTACATTCGTCACCAACGATGTCTGGCAGAAGTCTATTATGAAATTCCGTTACGACGAATTTACTCCAGTAATGACAATTGGCAAGAGTCCGTTGGTTTTAGTAGCCAATGCCAAAAGCTCTGTAAATACACCTGAAGACTTTGTCAAGCGTATACAAACAACAAAAGAACCTATTAATGTGGCAATTGGTGGTGGTGCACATCGTACAGCATTTGAATATCTAATGCTTAAAAACAATGGAAATGCCGACCAGGTTAAAACCATCAATTTTAATGGTCCGCTACAAGCAGTTACTAATGTAGCCAAAGACACAGGTGGTACTGAGTTTGGTATTATGCCTATTGCTGTAGCTAAAGTGCTGATTGAATCTGGCAAAGTAAAACCCATTGGATTTACTGGCAGTCGCACAATGCCACAGTTTCCTCAAGTGCCGTTGTTGCAAACAATAGCACCGGGTATTGAAGTATACGCTGCCTGGGCTATCATACTACCACCCAACACCGCCCGAGAAATTGTTGATTGGTATTTGAAACAGTTTGTACCAGCTGCACAAAGTAAAGAGTACCAAGACTGGGTATATCAGCAGGTTGTATTTTTAGAAGACAAAGAGTTGACACCAGCAGGTCTGCGTAGGCAAATGGAAACATTGCGTAAGACTTTTATGCCTGTGTTAGAAACTATTAAATTGGATTAATATGAAATATATCTTTATGGCCGGCGCACCCGGTAGCAAGTGGTCAAGTGTGGCTAAGAATATCTACTTCAGTGCCGACATTGATCGCAGCGATGCCAACTCACAACGCGAGTACTGGCACGATGCATCAGGTACTCGTCAACTGATGCATATGGGTGCATATTTTGATCCTGGCATGGAAATGGACTTGCCAGTTGATTTATCACTACACAGTCGAGAACATTTAGAACAACTGTTTGATAGTGCATTTGCCCCAGATGGTACTGGTGTTCGTATTATTAAAAGTCACATCTTTTCACATCATCTGAATTTTATTAAAGAAACATGGCCAGAGTGCCCTATCGTTCTTGTACACCGTCCAGATGATGCTTGTTTGGGTTGGTGGGTCAAGTGCGGTCACTTTGATATTACCTATCCCAAGTACGATAAGTATTACATAGACTTACGCCATATGGCCGGCATCATTGCTCGACAAAATGCCGATATACTAACAGCATGGTATGACAATAGTTGCTTTTTCTTAGGCGATAACGTCACCTTAGCTGATACTCTGGGTATTGCCAGACCACCTGAAGAGTATTATCAATCATACACCGCAGCAGACATTGAGGTAACAGTATTATGAACAGTGCATGGGATACCACTAAAAAACGCAGTAAGTACCACTTTGATCACACATACTTTGATCCAGATCAAGATCGTGTTGTTCGACTAGGATTTATACCACCTTCTTGGGATACGGAGTTAGCGAGCATTGTAGAGAATTCACAAGCAGCAACTTGGCGTACACGAGGTGCAGCAGGTAAGAGTCGTCCAGAGGCGGAATTGGCCGCAGAAGACTACGATCTTGAACGTGAAGGCTATGGTGCAGATTATGTTATTACCAATCTGAACTGGTCAATTCCTCCGGTGCTGCAAGCCATTGCTGATCGCTTTGCTCTTGACGATGCCATGGTTCGTATACATGTACAACAACCAGGACAAGTTTGGAACTACCATTTAGACAAGTTGGAAAAATGGAATCCAGAAAATCCTGACACAGTATTGCGTGTACAGGTACAGCTGACAGATTGGATGCCCGGGCAGTACTGGAACTATGGCAACTATCAACACAGTATGTGGCGAGCCGGTGATGTCACCACATTTGATTGGCAAAACATTCCGCATGCCACAGCCAATGCCAGCCACGGGCCCAGAGTCACACTACAAGTAACTGGTGTTCGAACCGCTGCTACAGAC